CATCATCTGCCGCCAACGGCAGTGCACCCAGGATTTCTTCAACCCTGGATTTCACCATCGCTGACGCTCGCCAACAGCCCTTTAAGTAGAGCTGGTTGGCAAGAGACACAAACGATACTAGTGACTTAGTGTCAGCTACCGTCTCAAGAGCCACTGTACGACAATACGCCGGTGTCACGTCGACACCAGAATAATAGTCGCCGCCGCAGCTCTCCCGGAATAGTCCTTGTGCAAAGGATTTACCGAGGTTCACCTTCAGCCCTAGGGCCGACAGGTAAAGAGACGTTTCATTGAAAGAGGTCCGCGGTACGATTATGTCGTCACCGTAGACCGACACCAATGTTGTGGCCTCACGGACACAGCTGGTAAATGACCTACCACTCTCCAACATGAGAGTCTTAGCAGTCGCCGCGATCGCAATGACCGCGAAGACTACGGACTCAACTGGAAAAGTAGTGGCAGATCCCATTGAAGCATACTTGCGAAGAGCGATCACTCGCCCATCTTTCAAGCGTGCACGAGACGATCTGACAGCGAAGAGGTGCTGCCTGACAAGCGGTGCTCCTTTAAAAATCTCACGCACAAGTGTGCATGAAACTCTGTCAGAAGCCTCACTGAGGTCAATCGTCGCGAGAGACCCGTCGATCGAGCCCTTTAGGGCTAACCGGCGGTTTTGGCTTTGGTCCTCTAAGCGGATAACGCCTTTGAGGGCCGTCTCTTCAATGGCCCGTATTAACTTCGCCGAAACATACTGTTGTGCGAATTGCATCGCAGTCGGCTCGACGGAGATGATACGAGAAGTCTTGTACGTCTTGGGGACAGAGATCACCTTTACAGGTACCTCATCTTTGGGACTTATAGACTTCAAGTCTTCGCCCAACTCTACAGAAAAGCCGTAGAGTTCTTCATGGGTAAAGACTGGATTCCAGCGTGTATACCATTCCCTAACACGAAACTTAGCGTTCCCGCGAATTGAGTCTGCGGTAGCGCCTGGTCCATGCTTCGGTAGCGGATCAGACTGTAAGTACTTATGATCTAGCCCAGCGAGCAGCATTTCTGCTGTTTTGCGAAGGTAAAAATCACAGTTGCCTACAATTGAGTGAGGACTGGGAATACTAGAATCTGTCACCTCATATGCCCGGTGGGCCGCGGCGTCTCGTTTCCTTGACGCAACGACACTAGGCTTCTTTAAGAGATAACAGATCTGCCGTATGAAGTATATGGCAGCAGCGCTCGGCTTTCGCCTAACGCGCCCAGTATCCTCTTCGAACACAAGCCTTGTCAACCCCTGCAAGAAGCAAGGTAAGACACTACTTTGGCTCTTCGGCTTTCGCCGGAAAGTTGAGTAGATGGAAGGCTGAACTACCCCAAGTTCCAAGCTCTGTTCGAGCCAAGACCCAAAGGTAGGGAGAGTGAGGTAAAGAAAACCCTCACCCTCACGTTCGAATCGGCGCTGCAGAGTTGCAGCGTCGAGTTTGGTGTTTGCTCCCAGTAGACTAGAAGCATCTTCCAATATAGCTGAAAGGATGCTAAGCAGGCTTTTCACGTTGACTCCTTTCTAAGAGTTTGACGTCCTGCCTACCATGTAGCCAGCTCACGCTGACTGCAGTCTCCTCACGGAGACCGTACTGGCGGTGTATTTCCGTCCTGCATCACGCAGGCCGGCGTTGCCGTCAGCAGTTGCTGTGTCGCCGTTGTGGCTCCCGTATAGGAAGCTGCGACGATAAGCAGCAAACGCCCTACTATACCGCCGACCCGGACAAGGCCCTCAAGATTCGAGAGCAAGAATCTTGTCCTGGTTAGCGGCCGTACCAATAAACCCGGCCAGAGCGTTTAGCACGCCCTTGAGATCCGTGTTAGTAAACCCCGCGAGGGGCCTATTGATCACGGTATACATAGACACCGAAACCGGCACAAC